ATCAACCTAAAGCGCAGTTCCGCGCTTTCTATGAGCGGCGTCAAACTGCTCGTTTACGGGCAAGCGGGCGCTGGCAAAACCTCGCTCATCCCAACCTTGCCGGCGCCCATTGTCTTGAGCGCCGAGGGCGGCTTGCTTTCAATCGCTGGGGCCGATGTGCCTAACATCGAGATCGCAAGCATGAGCGAAGTGATGGAGGATTACAAATGGCTCTCAGAAAGCGCCGAAGCGGTTCAGTTTCAATCGGTGGCGCTGGACAGCATCAGCGAAGTGGCAGAGGTAGTTCTGAATGCCGAAAAAAAGGCAAGCAAAGACCCGCGCCAAGCCTACGGCGCGATGCAAGAACAGATGGCCGACATCATCCGGGCATTCCGCGATCTGCCGGGCCGTCACGTTTACATGAGCGCTAAGCTGGAGAAGACACAGGACGAGATGGGCCGCGTGCTGTATTCGCCCAGCATGCCTGGCAATAAGACTGGCCAGCAGTTGCCCTACTTCTTCGACGAGGTGCTGGCACTTCGTGTCGAGCGCGATGCCGAAGGCAATACCCAGCGGGCTTTGATGTGCGACTCGGACGGGCTGTGGCTGGCAAAAGATCGCAGCGGCAAGCTTGATACCTGGGAAGCGCCAGACTTGGGCGCCATCATTGCAAAGATTGGAGGCTGAAATGCAAGAGCTGGAGCAACTGAGCCAAGAATGGATCATGGCCAAAGAAGCCGAGAAGCGAGCAGTCACAAAACGCCGTGAGGCCGAAGACAAACTGACCGCACTTCTAGGCGTCAAGCCAACACTCGAAGGCACTGAGAGCCATCTCGTGCCCGGCTTGAGCATCAAGATTGTGGGCCGATTGGATCGCAAGGTAGATGCCGACAAAGCGCAGGAGATCGCTGCCGAGGCTGGTTTGAATGCTTACCTTTCAACGCTTTTCCGGTGGAAACCTGAAATCAACATGTCCGCTTGGAAATCCACCGATTCACAAATTACCGAGCTTTTTTCGCACGCGGTCACGGTCACGCCAGGCCGTCCGTCTTACACCATCACCGTAAAGGAGTGAACAATCATGGCGTTTCTTTCACAATCTTTCGACGTTGCAGACCTGCCTCAATCATCCGGGGGCAATTTTGAGCCACTGCCTGCAGGCTGGTACAGCGTCACTATCGCAGGCGCAGAGCTGAAAAACACAAAGGCAGGAAATGGTCAGTTCATTGCCGTTCGCTATGACGTGACCGGGCCGACTCACCAGGGCCGCGTGGTCTTTGGCAATCTGAACATTCAGAATCCGAACCCCAAGGCAGAGGAAATTGGACGCCAGCAATTGGGCGAAGTGATGCGTGCAATCGGATTGGCCAAAGTCACCGACACCGATCAGTTGATCGGCGGCAATTTGCAAATCAAGCTGGACATCAAGCGCGATGAACAGTACGGCGACAAGAACGAAGTTCGCGGCTTCAAGGCTGTGAGCGGTGGCGCATTGCCTAGCGTTGCGCCTACTGCAATGCCTATGCAATCCATGATGGCTGCACCTGCAAAGGCTGCGCCGCCGTGGGCTAAGAAGTAATCAATCAACCCGCCCGGCTTGTGCCGGGCTTTTGAGGTGATGAATGGACTATTCAGACTTTCTCAAAGCCAAGGTAAAGATGGCGCACTTCGGCGGCTTTGATGTGCCGAAAACTGCGCTCAATCCTATCTTGAAGGCTCACCAAAAAGACATTGTGCAATGGGCGATTCAAGGCGGCAATCGCGCCATCTTTGCCAGCTTCGGACTTGGTAAGAGCGTGATGCAAATTGAATGGATGGGGAAAACAATTGAAAAAGCAGGCGGCATTGGCCTGATCATTGCGCCGCTAGGTGTGCGCCAGGAACTGATGCGAGATGCTCGCATGCTCGGGTATGAACTGCAATTCATCAAGAGCGCATCGGAAATCACGCCAGATCATAACCTTTACATCACGAACTATGAAACGGTGCGAGATGGCAAGTTAGACCCGACCTTGTTCACGGCTGTGAGCTTGGACGAAGCGAGCGTTCTGCGCTCTTTTGGGTCAAAGACTTATCAAGAGTTCCTGCCGATGTTCTCCGGCGTGAAATATAAGCTGGTCAACACCGCGACACCAAGCCCCAACAGATTCAAAGAGCTGATTCATTACGCTGGCTTTTTGGGCGCGATGGATACGGGCCAGGCTCTGACACGCTTCTTTCAGCGTGATAGCACTCAGGCCAACAATCTGACTCTTTACCCGCACAAAGAACAAGAGTTCTGGCTTTGGGTTTCAAGCTGGGCAATTTTCGCTCAAAAGCCTAGCGACCTGGGGCACAGCGACGAAGGCTATGACTTGCCAGAAATTGAGGTTCGATATCACGAAGTTGCCAGCGACTACGAAAAGGCAGGAACAGAGAAAGATGGTCAGGGATTGATGTTTCAAGATCCAGCGCTTGGGCTTGCTGCGGCCAGCCGTGAAAAGCGCGACAGCATGCCTGATCGAGTGGCTAAAGTGCAAGAGATTGTCGCAGCATCACCTGATGATCATTTTGTTATTTGGCACGACCTGGAAAATGAACGTCATGCAATCCAAAAGGCAATTCCAGAAGTCGTTAGCGTTTGGGGAACGCAGGATCTAGACGAGCGCGAATCGCGCATTGTTGGTTTCGGTGACGGTGCATTTCGCATCTTGTCTACGAAACCAATCATTGCAGGCTCAGGTTGCAACTTCCAAAAGCACTGCCACAGGGAAATCTTCGCTGGCATTGGCTTCAAATTCAATGACTTCATTCAAGCCATTCACCGAGTGCAGCGCTTTGGGCAAACCAAGAAGGTCATCATTGATGTGATCTACAGCGAGGCAGAGCGCGAAGTGCTGCGCGTGCTTTTGGCAAAGTGGCAACAACATAAAGAACTGGTGGAAAACATGCAAGAAATCATCAAGCAATTCGGCCTGAATCAGCTGGCTATGCAAGACACGCTCACCCGATCCATTGGCGTAAAGCGCATTGAGGTAACTGGCGAGCGCTTTCGCGTTGCAAACAATGATTGCGTTGAAGAAGCGAAGGTGCGCGAGGAAAACAGCATTGACTTGATTGTGACAAGCATTCCATTCGCCAATCATTACGAATACAGCCCGAGCTATAACGACTTCGGGCATACCGAGGACAATGATCACTTCTGGGGACAGATGGACTATCTGACGCCTGAACTGTTGCGCATTCTCAAGCCTGGCCGAATCTATGCTTGCCATGTAAAAGACCGGATTCTGTTCGGAAATGTCACAGGCGCAGGCGCTCCAACCGTTAGCCCGTTTCACTGCGAAGCCATCATGCATGGGCGCAAGCATGGGTTTGACTACATGGGCTTGATTACGGTGGTCACTGATGTGGTGCGCGAGAACAATCAGACTTATCGCCTTGGATGGTCTGAACAGTGCAAAGACGGGAGCAAGATGGGCGTCGGCTCTCCTGAATACATCGTGCTTTTCCGCAAGCCGCAGACTGATCGCACGAAAGGCTATGCTGATGTTCCGGTGAAGAAGTCGAAAGACCAATACACCCGCGCACACTGGCAAGTTGACGCTCACGCATTCTGGCGCAGCAGTGGCAATCGTCAATTGACCGCTGAGGATTTGGCAGGACTTGGCCCTGACAAGCTGGCCAGCATGTTCACCAAGTATTCACTGGAGAACATCTATGACTACGAATTCCATATTCGACTTGGTGAGGAATTGGAGGCTCGCGGAGCATTGCCTAGCACGTTCATGAGCCTTGCCCCTGGATCGCATCATCCTGACGTCTGGCACGATGTAACGCGGATGCACACGCTCAACAGCGATCAGAGCCGCCGCGCAGTTGAGAAGCATGTTTGCCCATTGCAGTTCGACATTGTTGACCGCTTGATTGAGCGATACAGCAATGAAGGCGACACTGTTTACGATCCATTCTGCGGGCTTGGCACAGTGCCCTATCGCGCAATTCTCAAGGGCCGAAAGGGTGGCGGGTCTGAATTGAACCCAGGATACTTCATGGATCAAGTTCATTACTTGCAAGCGGCAGAGCGTGAATTCTCCATGCCATCGCTGTTTGACATGCTGGACGATGCCGCATAAACATCATGGCCCGCACCAAATACGCAGAAGCACTATTTGGCAGGCCAGCACGCAAAGAGAAGGCCCTGGATCGTGAAGAATACCTTTCACG